GATGTTTGCAACCTCGGGTCCGCAGACGATGAAGTTAGCACCACCACGCAGAGTCTTACGGTGAATCTGAGCGGACACATCATTGATGGTCTCACAAAGAGTCTCGTACCACTCCGACACAGTACCGGTGAAGTCCGGAGCCGCAGAGCTAGCGCCGATTTCGACACCCGTCTCACGGTTCAAGAACAGACCCGGCGAACGCGACCAGTAGTAAGTACCAGCGGTTGCACCGTTAACGAGGTCCGCAAGGATCTCACGGTCAATCTCAAGAGCAATCTGCTCGGAGAGAATGCTGGTAAGCTCAACCTCGGCATCAAGGTTGTGGTAGGCGTTAAGGTCTTGCCCCAACTCCGGTGTCCACTTAGCCTTGAGCTTCTTGGTCTGCGCGGTAACAGCGATGCTATCCACCTTGATGTCAATCTCGGGGATCTCTTCGTTGCCCTCAAGTCCCCACAGAGCCGTACCAACAACAGAACCAAGCGCATTGCTGGTTGTGAGGTTATCACGGATTGGGAACTGTACAACAGCCTCAAGCGAGCCCACAGCAACACCATTGCCGCAAACACCGCCAGTACCGTCTTCACCAAGGACGACAAAGCGAACATTTGACTCCTCACCAGAGCCAGTCTGCATGGTCAAACGACGAATAAGTCGAGAGCCGGCGCCAACGCGAGTAGCGGTGGTACCACCATCGGAACCGTTGAACGATGCCGAGAAAGCACCGAGGTTCTTAAAGTCAGCCGGCTGGCCGCCTGTTGAACCGGTAATTGCGCTACCGGCACACTCAAAGACCGCGACACTGATAGCCTCTCCCGATGAGGAAAGGGCCATAATGTCAGGATCATACTGCAACCACTTACGGCGCTGCGCCTCGGTGGACCCAGAGAGCGAGAAGTTGTCTGCAACACTCCACTGAGCAGTCTCAATACCGCCAGAGCCAGTCGGAGATGCGTAAGCATAACCGCGAGCACCAACAGTGCGAGGACCAGAAAGGTCTTCTTTGAGGGTCGCGCCCACAAGAGTCACACCACCAGTGATTTGGCTACCAACTTGGTTTGTACCATAAATCGACTTATCGGTAATGTTACCCATGCGATCACGCTGACTGCTGGACGCGCCGAGGTTCGGCGAGAACACGAAGTCAAGGAAGAAGATGAGACCCGAAGGGAGACTCATCGGCTGAACACTAACGAGATCGTTAGCGATCAGGCCAGCAAACACACGACGGACGATGGGGAAAGCGACGGCTGCAAAACCTTCGACATCACCACCAGCCATGCTGCTGGACTCGCGGAGAAGCTCCTTGGCCTGATTTTCGAGCAAACGTGCCATCGAGGAACGATGACGGTCGTTATCAAGACCCTCTAAAAGACCTGTCTTCTCCCACTTGTTTAAAAGCGCACTACCTTCAGCGCGCATATCACGGTTGACAACACCTTCGGTCAACCTTTCGATAATACTAGACATTTAGATATACCTCCTAATTTTTGATACCTGCTAGTCGACGCATCCGCTGTGCGAATACGTCAGTGGGTTGTGCTGACTCTTTACGAGTTGCACGAATTACAGAAGTGGGACGGTTAATGGCTTCGCTCAACGATTGCGGGCCGCGCTTAGGCGTGGCCTCCATTGTGCTTTGAAGCGTATTAAAAATTGTCTTTGCTTCTGTGACAGAATCGGCCTTTGAAATAGCTTCGGCAATTCTTGTTTTTTGCCGCTCATTAAGGGAGGTATTTCTTAATACCCGATTCGTATAAAGCAAGCGGGCGTTCGAAAGGTTAACTGTTTGCAGTGTCTCCTTAAGTTCACCTGTTACTTGCTCGTATTGTGAAAGTCGCCCCTTCAGCTGTTTATTTTCGAAAACTAGCTCCTCTTGGGCTTTTCTCATAATATCTAATTCATCTTGGACATCGGTGCTACGGCGCGCAGCAAGTGCTCGCGCAAGCTCGTATTTGATGCTCTCGGATGAGCGTCCTGCCCAACCGGATAGGGTAGCACCCATATCTACTGTAAGTCTCTCAACGATTTCATCAATCATGTCATCGGAGATTTCAATTTCTTCATTCTTTTCTAAGTTGGCCATGGCTTCGGCATCGGCGGCCTCGCCTTCGGCATTCGCCTCTTCTGCAGCGCCACTATCAACGCCGGTGGAGGGAGAATTGTCGTCTTCGACTTCTGCGTCAGCGGTGCCCTCTTCCGAGAGCATGTCGATAAGTGTATACTCGTCAAAGGTTAATTCCTCATCAATCTCAGCCTGCAGCGCGGCGACAGACTCCTTAAGAGTTCCAAGGTCCAAGGTCACCTCAACTGGCTCACCTTCGCCGGGAATGTTCTTAACGTTCTCTCCATCCATCTTGGCCACATCGTCAGTGGCAGCAACAGGCACATCCTCCACATCCTCTTCCAAGGACTCATCAGCACCACCAGCAGCAGCGGCAGGATCGGCTGCAGCAGGTGCGGCGTCCATAGCCGGGTCTTCTGCGCCAGCAAGCGGATCAGCGCCGACATCTGCGCCCATTGGGTCTGGTGTGCCGGCATCAACTGCAGCATCAAGATCCATACCCATAAGGTCGTCTTGCTCAAGCAGTTGGTTAAGAGTCGCGCGAACCTCATCCGAATACTTATCGATCACAGATGCTTCAGCGTTTTTCAACGCAGCTTCACGCAATGCAGACGCATCTACAATTGCCTCTTTTAATAAATTTGACATGGAGTTCTCCTAAAAACTAGTTTTGCAAAATTAAATAGTGTATCAGAGCCCGAAAAGAACCATTTTATGATCCGGCTTTCCCAATAATCCACCAGTTTTCACCATCAGATTGGACGACTCTGGAAGAATTATTATATTTAACTGTGATATGCTCGGTGTAATCTATCATCCCTTCCTTAACTTGGACGGTTAACACGTTAGAATTTAATTTATATTTATCTTTGTTTACTTTCTTTATGACGATAACTCGACCAGCGTGATTGCATGCCGGCGGCAACGTAACAAGAACAATATTTTTTGTAGTGTCGCACAAGACCGTATAGTCAGAATCAGCGACATCGTATGTTTCATTGGTGACAGTCGTTATATTATTATGGACAGCCGACCGATTGTTTACAGCCCCTTGAAAGGTGACTTGTCCTGTTGCTGTCAAAAGGTTTGTTTTGGTTTCTCCCAAGACCCCAAGAACATTTGCTTGAGGATCATAAGTAAAGTTGGCACTGGCTACGAATCCCTTGCGGCCTCGAAGCTGGACACTGTTGGTGGGGCCCTCTGGATGTGGGAGCTTTGCATTTAAATATGAGTTGTAGAGATTGGCCAACGTTGTCTTGCGCACTTCGTTACGCGAGGTGTCATGCACCATCAAAAAGTCGCCGTCGCTAAGGTTCTGACCTTTAAGTGTGACATCCAAGCATGCGTTGGGGGATGCGACAAGGTTGCTATCTTTGAAGGAGAGGCCGCCTTGGGGACCAAGAGCGACAGTGGCGCCATTCGCGTTAACTTCGAGACCTTTGCCCGGGCGAACTTGAAGCTTTCCTCGAACACTTCGAATGCCGGGCCCAATATTTATAGAGTCGGCTGGCACCTTTCCGCTTAGTTTATCAGCGGGAACATTATACAGTCCTTCACCGGCACCTATGAAGGCAGTCGCGCACACCTCTTTGGTGGTCAAGCGACGACCATCAAAACTTAAGTTGTGTTCTGCTTTCGCTTTGCCCTCCCCCTGAAAGGTGAGGACAGAGTTGCTAACACCTCCTGCCACTTCGTTAATGGCCACATCTTTCATTGTGGCGCATGGGCTTTGTGCGTCAGTATCATAAAAGACACTTGCACTAATCGTGTTTTTAAAAACCTTTATTCCGTCAATCTCCTGATCTCCGTATTGATCGACAGAGCCTTCGACAACGCCCTTAAGTACATTATATGCCATACTTTATCTGTTCCTTTATATTTGTTAATCGGTAACGACTAAACATCCATTATTTACATAGTGTTCGTAGTGGGATTTCAAATCATATTCTCGCAGAACATCTCTAACTATCTCTTTCATAGTAGCGGAATGTCCCGTGATGATCTTGCACGGGAGCGACGCCCGATAAATAAACCTATGCACTTTGAATTCTGCGTCTTCATGGCGCACACCATGTAAGTCTAATGTTTCCATACTAATAAATAGTCTACAAAAAAAAGGATGCCCCCACAAGGAGGGCATCCAGAGATTAAGAATATCTTATCCCAAGCAAATGCTTTAGATTAGACAATCTTCCACAAGTTAGCAGCAACGTAGATGAGCGTAACAGCAGCACCATTAGACTGCAGGGAAATGGTTCCCTGACCGTCAATAGTGTGTGAGCCCTGCTTAGCAATGACAAGCTCGAAGCCTCCCAAGCTAGGCGGTGCTTTCACGCGGACCATATCACCAGCATCCGGAGCAGCCGGAAGCGACCAAGTACGGTCGGCTGTAAAGGTTGTCGTACCATAGGTAGTACCCTCGGTCAACGTAGCGTTAGCGTCACCAACACCAGTAGGTGTAGCACCAGCATCTGTCGAAAGAACACCATTGGTGGCGGTAAGACCGGCACCAGCCATGGCGGACACAAGGTCAGCAATGCTTTCTTTCTTCGAGTTGTTACTGTCGTTAGCATCAATGATGGCAATGCTATCAGCGGAAACGTCAACAGCAGCAGCGCTCAACTCGTTAAGGTCAATAGCCATGACACCAGAAGCAGCAGAGAGGCCGACACCAGCAAGACCAGTGGCAACATCATCGTTAAGCATGGCATCAGTGACACCAGCAGCCTTCACACGAAGCGAATCGGAGTTGATCTCGATGGACGAATCGTCGACGAGAACAACGAGTTCAGAGATGCTATCAACACCACCGGAATAGCCGAGACCATCGCCAGCGATAGAGCCGGTAAGACCGACCTTATCCGAAGCAATCTTAACTGCGCCAGAAA